ATCAATAGAAGATAATGTAGAACCATACGCTCCCTTCTTTAATTGATTAAACATAGAGGTTTCTGTCGGTGTAGATATGGATAATATCTTCTTTCTTTGTTCTAATTGATCTTTTTCATCCATTGGATTAATATCATTAAAGAATGGTTTTTGTTCATAATCCGCTACGACTGATGCATTTGCTAATTCCTTAAGAGATTTAAAATATATCTTACCATTCGATACATTATTATCTTTATGGCGAAGAGTTTCATAGAAATAGAAGGGATGTCCATTATCAACTGCATTACGCGTGAGCCATCTTATTGCATTAATAGGTCGTAGACTAGGATAGATACCCTTAATAGTCTGTGCACTGTTGCTGATTTCACCTATCTTTTGATCTTGTTTTAAATCAGCTGTGACAATATCTCGTACTAACTTACCGATATTACCCTCAAACTTACGATTAAGTCGCATAAGCTGATTGAGATAAGCATGTTCGCTGACGCAAATCAGCTGATATGTCTGTACTCCTGGCTTTGGACGTACGTAATTCAGTATATCCGATATGACAAAGACGTGCTTGAACCGTTGCTTACCCTCTGGAGTCTCTTGACTGAGCTGCATTTCAATGAATTCGTCACCCTCTAATTGTAGATCTTCAAGCATATTCAGACCGTCTAATACACTCATTGTACACATAAGAGAGTGTTGATGTAGACTTTCTGTGATGGATATATCCGTTACAAGCTGTTTAATATCAACAAACTTTGTAGTATTTGATTTAGATCCAGCCGATGGATCATAGTTTCCATTCGGATAAAGCTTAATATAATCTCTTTTATATTGATTGATCGGCTGATTATTAGCCATTGATTAATTCCTCAAACGTTTCAGCAAATCTTTCAATGTAATTTGGATCAATAATATTAATTCGAGACCGCGCTTCGTTCTGATCAAATAAGAAATTCCTATTCGATGTATAAACTGGAGCCGCTACTGAACCCTCTTGAAGAATCAGATTAGTGTTAACATCGTCTGTTGTTGAGAAGAAATTAGCATTCGATACTTGTGTTTCTGATGCATCACCATCAACAAACCAATGATGTGGAGCATCTGCATAGTTCCATACCTTCCATGATGCAACAGAATCAGTTGAAGTACTACCAATAATAGCTTCTAGATTGTTACCTACACCATCACCAATAAAGGAACCCGTGACGTCTTGTACAATTAATTGATTTAAATAGATATCCTTTTTCGTAAGAGTACCTGTGGCAAATGAAGTACCACCCGTAATGGTCTCTCCTACTTGAAATCTACCCGCTAAAGAGTTACGAAAATCAACGATTCCGCCATCAGTATTACGTACTACATTAGGTCTTGTCTCAATTGCTACGCCATTATACTCTGTCTCAATATACGAGAAGAGGTCTTGTTGACTCATGGGCCATGAAGACATACCATCGTGTAGAAAGTCATTGAGTATAAAGAATGTCCAATAATAGTCAGGAGTACCATATAGCTTTTGTGAACAGATGTCAGGCCTTTGCCCATCTGGTATACTATATTGACGATATGTATTGATTTCATCTGCAAAATTCTGTAACGGACGTGCATGTCGAAAGATATCAACTACATTTTGTATAACACCATCACGATTAAAATCGTATCCAACCTTAGGAAAGAGTTTAAAATATGCCATTATGTTTGATCTCCTGTGGTTTCAGATGATGGAATAGTATATGGAGCTCTGAATTCTCTATGGTATTCTGCTTGATTATACTCCTCTGGAGCACCATATAAGTCTTCTCTCTTAAGAGCTTTCGACTCTTGAAACGTAAGTGCTAGATCTAACTCAACCGGAGCACCTGTTTTATGAAATAGATTGGTTGCACTATTAAATGTTGCTGTCATATTCAATAGATATGAATACTGTATGAATGGCATATACTTATTTGGAGCTGCATCACCACCTTGTAGTTTCATGAATTCGATTTTAAAGAGAGGTGGATATTCTAATAGAAACTCTGAAGAGCTTGCCTTTTTAGGATATAGAAACTTTCTAAATGTGTTTTCAATGTCCTTAATAGCATCTGATTCGTCAGGCGATTCGGCTACTAATTTAAAATTAAATGCAAATGATCTTAAGTTTGTACCTGTAAATTGAACGTTAGTATAAGGATTAGATGCTATACCACCCACAATCATACCCGCTTGGCCTGCTGCTCCTAATTTACCAGCAGCTCCTGTTGTTGCAGCAGATACGAGGTCAGCAATAAGATTACTTTCACTTGCTTCTTTCTTTCCAGTTCCTATATCACCAACTGCATCAATGCCACCACCAATAAGACCTAGATCTGCCTGAGTATAACCGGCAGCATCCTGTACTGATAATCCTGGAGGTGAATAAAGGTATATACTTCTTTGATCTTCTAGTGTCTTTCTATCTACAATTCTGAATCGAATAAGCTCTTGTCCATCCTTTTCAACTAAGTTCATAGGATAACGTAGAATTGGACCTGGATCTCTAGATGCTTCTGGCTTTCCAGCTAATTTATTTCTAACTTTTTCTGATATTTTTTGACCTATAGCCATGCTTCCTTCCTATATAAATAACTATACTATTTATAAACTATAAGAGTATTTATATGAGTTACAAAGGCAAATACAAAATAAAACATCCTGAAAAGTACCTTGGAGACTATACCAAGGTGGTTTACCGTTCTCTATGGGAAAGACAAGCATTTAAATGGTGCGAAGGCAATTCTAGAGTAAGAGCATGGAATTCAGAAGAAGTGGTTATACCATATAAGTGTAAGACAGACAATAGAATCCATCGGTATTTTATTGATCTCTTCATTGAAATGGATGATGGTAAATGTATCTTAGTTGAAATCAAACCAAAGAAACAAACCGTTGCACCAAAGAAACCTTCTCGTAAGACAAAAAAATACCTTAATGAAGTAACCACTTATATAAAGAATACCTCTAAGTGGACTGCTGCTAATGACTTTGCTCAACACAAAGGATGGAAGTTTCAAATCTGGACAGAAGAAACTTTAAAGAATTTAGGCATCAAACTACTTAAGTCTTGATATAAATAGTACTATGGCAAGTTTATTCGATACACTACAAGCAGGCGCTTTCCGAGCTGGCATCCAAGCTAGAACGGACCAATCACGTAATTGGTTTTCAAGACAAGTTAAACAATTAGGTACAGTTAATAGAAATAAACTCATGAGAGATGATGCATTAGATCCTACAGCCAATCCTAAGATAGGCGATATGATAATGTATTTCTATGACCCTAAGATGAAAAACGAATTGCCATATTACGATAAATTTCCATTAACTATATTAATTCAACCTACAAAAGGTGGATTCCAAGGACTCAATTTGCACTACCTTTCACCTAAAGTAAGAGCATTATTCCTTGATAGATTAATGGATTTAGCGCCTAAAAATGTCACTGATTCAACACGATTAGCACGGTTACGATATAATACTATCAAGGGAGCTAACAAATATAAGGAGTTTAGACCCTGTTTTAAACAATATTTGATGAGTCAAGTAAAATCAAGAATTGTAAGAGTACCAATGACTGATTGGGAAATTGCAGTATTCATGCCTACGCAGCAATTTAAGAAAGTTAAAGATGAAAGCGTTTGGAGATATAGTAGAGACGCATATAAGGTATAACAATGGCTAATTCAATCGACGATCTAAAATCTACAATTCAAAACCATGGTGGTTTAGCCATGCAGAATAGATTCAATGTAATCTTTACACCACCTAAGCTATCATTAGTCAATTTAAATGCTAGTACATTATTGGCTGGAGCCATATCTACTGGTGGATTATCTATTCAAAACTTTATTAATGACCCAAGAGATATATCTCTTATGTGTAAATCGGCATCTCTACCTGGTAGACAAATAAGCACAGCAGAATATTCTGCACATAAAGAACAACACAAATACATAACTGGATTCATAGACGAAGATGTTACATGTGAATTCCATATTACTCAAGACTTTTTCATACGTAACATGTTTGATGATTGGTTGAATATCATATTTGATACTAAAAACTATAACATCAGTTATAAAACAGAACATACGTGTGATGTAATTATACAGCAATTAAATAAGGAAAACGAACCAATTTATGCTGTTAAATTGATTAACGCATTCCCTACAACATTAGGAGCAATGCCTTTAAGTAATGATGCTGCCGATACTACTCAAGTAATGAGTGTAACGTTTTCATATGATAAATTTGAAACACTGGGCCCTGCAGCTGGGTTCTTTGCAGGAGTTAAATCTGCTGCTGATAGGATTATAAATATATTATAACTGAATTGGTAACATAGGAGAAATATAATGGCTTTACCACAAGTGAATAGTTCTAGGTATTCAGTATTTGTACCGGGACTAGATAAGGAGGTTGAATTTAGACCTTACCTTGTCAAAGAAGAAAAAATACTCATGATGGCAATGGAGTCTAATAATCAAAAACAGATTCTAGGTGCTATTAAAGATGTCATTGAAGCGTGTGTCTTTGATAACATTAACGTTAGTAAACTAGCGGTCTTTGATTTAGAGGTATTATTCCTCCATTTAAGAGCTAAGTCTGTTGGTGAAAGAATTAATGTTAATGTTAAATGCCAAGATAAAGAGTGTGGCGCAGAATCACCCGTTGAAGTTGACTTAGATGATATCAAATCACCTAAAATAAGTGATGATGATAGAATCGTTATGTTATCTGAAGAGATTGGTATTACATTAAGATATCCATCCTTTGAAGACATACAAAAGTTTGATCCAGAATACTTAGAAAAAATTGATGGTATTATGGAACTATTAGTGTTATGTATTGAAAATATATTTGATACAGACGAAGTATACGAAGATTCGACAGATAAAGAGAAGATGGAATTTATTGAAAATTTAAATACTGATCAATTTCAAAATATCTCTGAATTCTTCGATGGTATGCCATCACTAAGACATGACTTAAAGTTTACATGTAGTAAATGTGAAAAAGAGAACAAGGTAGAACTAAAAGGTATTCAAAGTTTTTTTACCTAGGCCTCTCACATGATAATCTGGTAAACCATTATAAAACAAACTTTGCTATGATGCAGCATCATAAGTATAGTTTAACAGAATTAGATGGTATGTTACCATGGGAGAGGGAGATATACGTTACTCTTCTAAGTGAACATATTAAAGAAGAGAATAAAAAGGCTCAAGAGCAACAAAGGAAAATGAATCGATGAGTGAAGAAGAAGTAAAGAGTAGTAATCAGCCACATCCGGCCGATACTAACGGTGATGGTAAAGTCTCAAAAGAAGAACATGATATGTATCTTGAATTTAAGCGTAAAGAACTTGATGATCAAGACGCAATGCGTGATGCTCAAAGAAAGATGGCCTGGTTTTCATTAGGTGGTATGTTACTATATCCATTCGCAGTAGTACTTGCTAGTTTAGCAGGATTAGATCAAGCACAAAAAACACTAGGTGATATGGCTCCTACATATTTCGTAGCTGTTGCTGGTATTGTAGCAGCATTTTTTGGTGCACAAGCATTTAGTAAAGGAAAATAGTTAAATGGCCGATGACATAAAAAAAGACGCAGCAGCTCAAAGAAGTAAACAAGCACCACAACCTAGAAATAGAGAAGAAGGTGGTTCGTTGTCTGGTGTCATCGATGAAATAAAAAAAGGTAACGCAGAACAGTCCAGAACAGCTGAAGCTACTACTGGATTAGTAGCCAATATGATTAATATTGCTGATTCAATTGAACGAGTTGGATTAGCTGGTAATGCTGCACTTGATACTCTAGCAAATAACCTTAGTGGTAATAAACTAAAAGAGTTAGAAACTGCTAAAGAAGGTGTTAAAAGAGATGAAAAAACAAATGAATTACTACAAGAATTAGTTGATAATACTGACACTGAATTATTGGAAGCTCCTTCTGGATTTTTTGGTAAAATAGTAGCTGGTGTCGCAGCTTTAAGTGGTGCTTTACTTGGTCTAGTAGGTGGATTTGCTTTAGGTGTATTTGAATCAATTAAACTTATGGGTAGTGGATTTAAAAATTTGGGTGGTAGAATCTTTACTTTTATTGATGATCTATTTGGTAAAAATATATCTAAAGGATTAAACAGTTTAAAAGGTGGATTTAAAGCTAGATTACTTACTCCTCTTGATGATTTCTTTAAGGGAATTAAAACAGCTTTCAACCTTGGTAATAAAGGTTTAAAAACATATAAAGCTTCTCTTAGCCAAACACTAGGTAACTTCTTCGGTAGAATGACTCGTAATATTAGGCTAGCTTCTGATGGAATTGTAAACAATGCAAAAGGACTAAAAGCTACTATTGGTGGATTCTTTGGAAGCATAGGTACTAAATTTACTTCAGCCTTTAAAGGATTTACTACTAATTTTGGACTTACTGATGATATTAAAAAGGCTACAGATTCTATAAAATCAATCAAATCTAGTGTTGCTGGATTTGTTACTCCATTTGCTAAAACTGCAGAACAAGGTAAAAAATTAAAAGGTCTTGTGATGATGGCAATATCTCCATTTAAATTATTTGCTGATTTCTTTAAATTCTTTGCAGCAAAATTTGCTCCTGTTGGTAAAGTCTTAGGTAAAATATTCTTACCAGTTACTATTATCATGGGTATCTTTGATGGTATTAAAGGTGCTATTACTGGTGCAGCAGAACAAGAAGGAGTGGCCGATAAATTTGTTGGTGGTATTTTTGGTGCCATTAAGGGAATCCTAGTAGGATTGGTTGGTATGCCATTAGATTTCTTAAAGGATATTGTTAGTTGGATTGCTGGTAAGTTTGGAATGGATAGTGTAGCAGAATCACTTGATGGTTTCAGTGTAAGTGGTCTTATTGGAAATATTATAGACACCATAAGAAATTTCTTTGCTGGCGCTATAGATGTTGTTGTAGGTTTATTTACCTTTGATGGTGAAAAAATTAAAAGCGGATTCGGTGATATGTTTAGTGCTGTTGGAGATGTTGTTAAATCTATTCTACGTGCAGTACTACCAGATCCAACTGCAGAATTAATGTCTATTGCTGGTATAGCTTCTAGAGCAATCCCAGATTTCGTATACGAATACGCAGGAATTAATCCAGATACTGGAGAAATAACTCCATTTGAAAATGATTTATTAAATACTGTTAAAGAAACTGGTGATGAATTAAATGCTGGTAGTATTGAAAATGAAGCTAATAAGAATAAGTCTTCTGATGTAAATCAATCAGCTATATTAGACCAATCAGTTAAACAATCTTCTGCTCAAACTATTAATATCATGGGTGGCTCAAATCTAGCCACTGCTAACGAACTCAAATTCCAAGGATAAAAAAACCCCAGCTGCAGCTGGGGTTTAGTGGCAATTTACTCTGTAACTTATATGTAAAGGTTTTCGTTACTTTATCCGAGCGGAAGGACGCCAATCGACTCTATTATAATACCCTACGACTTTACCGGGTCTCCTTTTAGTTATCCTGTGCTAGTTTAGCAAAGTAAGATAAGGTATCATCCTCATTTCCCTCGCTTGTAGCAACTGGCTCAGGTTCTGCAACCTTCTCCGAAGGTGCAGGTGCGTACTGCATATCTTCAGGGGCCATTGTAGCTCCTGCATCTACGCCTAGTACTCTATTTAACTTAGCCTTTAATTCAGCATAAGTCTTATAGTTTTCAGGTTTAGTGAATTCTGAAAGTGAATATAGTTTGTTGTATATACCTTCCAAAGCTTCTTCCTCACCACCGGCTACGGCAGCAGGAGCAGAGAATTCAGACTTATCATAGTTTGTCCAACCTTCGACCTTTCTGATTTTGATCTTAAAGTCAGCACCTTCCCAAAAATCGAAAGGATTCACTGGTTCTTCATCAGCAAACTGAGGCTGCATTTGGTCCATAATCTTATCAAAGATTTTTTTACCAAACTTATAAAGGAATACTTTCCCTTCAGCATCAGGATTAGCGGAATCTGAGACCACCATAATGTTAGACACATAATGTAAACGTCTTTTCCTATCCCTAGCGGTTTGCTTATCTTCTTCTCTTCCAGAGTTCCAAAGTAAACCATTTGATTCACTTACTGGATCCGGCTGTCCAATTGAAGTTAAGCTGTTTTCGATATACCATAAACCAGTAGGTCCTTTGAACCCATGATCCCAATATCGCACCCAAGGTAAATCCTCACCTTCTTTCGCAGGCAAGAAACGGATAACGGCATAACCATTACCAGCTTTATCTTGTGTGGGTTTCCAGAAGCGATCATCCGCGTATGATTTCGTTTCTGTTTTTGTTGAAACTGCTTCCGCAGCTTTTACGAGTTGGTCGATAGACGAGCCTCGTGAACTCTTTAAATTTGCAAATGACATTGTATTTCTCCGTTGTATTGCGTTGTATTTACTGAATTATCCACTTTACTCATAATATAATAGTATATATTATAACACATAATTAAGCCAATGTAAAGGCTTTTTTAGTAATATTAATATATTTTTCCCGTTCGAATTTTACGAACGGTTCATACTTTGTTATCTTTCTAGAAAGATCAGGCCAAAGAATAGTCTCTGTTATTTTCTTTCCTTCCCAATGCACAAAGTTAGTTAACGCATTTAGGATAACTATTGTTTCCAAAGTTATCTCTTCATGCATCCATTTTTCGACGATTAATGGCGCTTGGTTATCCCTTGCAGTCAGTAGCTCGTCAAAAGCGTGTTCCGCTGATAACTTATTTATATCAGCTTGAAATGTTCTTGTTAAAGATTCATGAATTTTTTTGTGTTCAATGTAATACCTATCTTGCATTTCAGTAATATACTTTACATCTTCAATAAAATTGAACACATAGTAATTCATTAAATCCTTTTGGTTCTTTGCTAATTTAGCAAAGAAGTATTTATCCTTTCGTTTAAAGAAAGAATTAGGCGAAGCATTAGTCTTAAAATTATACTTAATAGCATCATAACTACCTTCAAAGTGTAGCTTTATAGCTTGATATAATTTATAAGATTCGAATGGATCTACCATTTGTCTTGATTTACTCCTCGAGTATTAAATGTACCATCCGGTTTAGACTTTTCATAGTCATAAGGAACTGAAACAGCATAAGGATCTGTCATTCCCTTTCCTACCCACTTAAATTGATTGTATACAGTAGAAGGATTTACGTAATCCAAATACCTATCAACACATGTTTTATTTTCATCAGCATATTGTTCTACTTCTTCATATGTGCCGTAGACAAATTCCTTATTGTTTAACTTTGCTAATTCTATCATATCGGTAGTGTGTTTTTCTTTGATCCTCTTATAAGGTTTAAACCTTCAGCTTCTACTTCCAATTTTGATTTAAGTGATGGAGACATAAGCTTTTTAATTTGCCTATAGTCCATACCTCTTTGCTCAATAATGTAAGTCATCGCATCTAAGTAGCTCATATTATTCTTTACGACACAAGCTTCTACGGCTTTTGTAAACCTTTTTTTGGTCATTATTTTATGGTCTAATTCTTCCATACATATTAAAGTACTCTCAGTAGAATACAATCTTTGTTTATTCTACCA